TCAATGTATAAGTTGCGTTACCAATTGCTGAGAATGTAACTCCTTGAGCACCTAATCCCCAAAGTCCATCTCCTGTCGAAATTGGCTCAAATCCGCTGGAAAATGCAGGATCAAATCCTGTTGCTACTGGAGTTGTTCCATGATAGGCATCTGCGGCTTGAGATGGGTTAGCACCAGCATAGACATTTGCGGAAAAATCTGCAAGATACTGCTTATAGTAGATTTTTTGTGGAGAATTTACACTTGAGATGGCATCCTTTGCTTTTGAAATTCCAATATGCTTCTCAAGGATATTTCCTTGAATTCCAGTTACCAATCCCAGATCGTCAACTACTGCTACATGCATTTCATCATTCTTTCCGTTTCTCTCTAAAACGAAATTGCTTGATAATGGTTTTGGTGCAATAGTCTTCCAGTAAATCCTGGAGTTTGTAAGACCAAGAGTTTGTTGATCGTACCAATCCATAAGATCAGTTGGAACTGTTCCTGTAGATCCAAGAGTTCCTGTATTGGAACCAGTTTCATCTACGAAGAAAACAGAATCTGTTGCCTTGAATGAAGAAGATCTATCTCCCTCAGCATAGTCAATCATGGTCTCTTCTCCAGAAGAAGAAACTCTAGATACTACTTTTACAGTGACCAGACTCTTACCAGCAACAGAGTCTTCAACGACTTCTGTAATGATTCCCTTCAGATATCCATCAAAAGTTGATACTGCTCCAGCACCAGCAAGAGTGATGTTTGAGAGTGCTGCAGTAACTCCATATCCAACTACTGCTCCAGCGGTAGTTGCGTCCCCTGAATCTATCTCTAAAATTTGATCTCCAAAGTTGTCAATAACACATATCTTTAAAGAATCTGCCCAAGTTCCTGGGTTTTTAGCTGCATATGCAAATGAGGTATCTTCGTAATGATTACTCTGATAATCATCATAATTGTAGATCTTCAGATCACTAACAGATGAACTTCCAACACCAGCGTTTGCATTGTTGAGCGAATCTCCAGCAGTTCTAACTACTTTCATCACACCACCATATGAAAGATATGATGATGCGCTCATCCAGTACTCATATTGACCATCTTTTGAGCTAGGCTTGCCAAATACATTAATTAGCTCTGTTTCAGTAGCAATATTAATTGGTTCATCAACTGGACCTATAGCAAATGGTGCTGCGATAGCACCAATATTGTCCAGAACATTATCAGCTCTTCCTACTGTTAAGTCAACCTCTCTAGTAAGTACACCGGGAGATAATTGAGGAGTTGCCATGTTTTTCTCCGTAAACTTCAGTTTAACTAAAAATTATTTATTAAAACCTTTATTTTCAGAGGGGAAACTGGGAGTGAACTACCAATCTGGGTATATATCTAGTACTTTATCTCCAAAATCATATTTTTTTCTATTTTTCATAATTCTTTTTTTGGTACAATCCTTACATTCATATGAGTACGAAGATGCTACTGGTCCTCTATTTTTTCTTGTCCTGTAAAAACCATCCACAAGATTTTTTATTTCTCCACATTTTCTGCATCTTCTATCTGTAAGAAGAAAATGTCCTAGTTTTATTTGACTATCATCAAATCCTTCTATCATTTCTCTGCCGCATACAGTGCAAATGTAGAAGTAGTTATAACAGTCATCATATTAGCAATATGCTGTTTATCCGCTTCTGCACATCTATTAGACCTAGCAACAAAACAACCGATTATGGTTGCTCCCACTATTATCAATTGAATAAAAATAACAAAACGTATCAGATCAATAACCTTTTCTTTGGTACTTTTTCTATTATTCATGATAGATAATCCCACATATATGCTCTATCACCATATTCATCAGTAAACCATCTATCTCCATCCTTATCAACAAAACTTTCAGAATCTAATCCATCAGATACAAATCCAAAAGGAGCCATGTCTTGTTCTATTTGATTTTTTTGCTCTTCATATAATCTTTTCCGCACATCTTGATCTGTCAATTCCTTAAAGTATTCTTGTGCGACCAACCAAGCATAAATCACAAGACACATTGCTAGGTCATCGTTACATCCATCTTCTGCTTCAAACGAGTCTTTTTTTGATACAAAAGTAGTTAACTCAGATATAATTTCATAATCTTTAAACAAAACTTTGTTTTCTTCTACCATTGTTTTGAGATTTAATGATCCCACCTTCTTCACAGTTTTAGACATCTTGACTCCTAGTTGAGTCTTTTTACCAGAAAATCCTTGTCCAACAATTTGACCAGCACGACCTCTCATCGAGCACATCAAGAGATTTTGATATTCTAAATCATACTGGATAATAGACGCTACTTGATCTCCAACGTCATTCACTTCACAAAGTACAAAAGCGTTATTATAACTCTTTGCTAATTGATAGATGATATTGGGAAACATCATCGGTTTGATATCATTATTTCTATATTTTGCAACTACCTTATGTGGAAACTCTGTGATGTCAATAATAATAAATGCAGAATAGTCTTCTCCCACACCTCTAGCAACATCGACCGTAATTACATAATCGTGATTTTCTTGCGGGGCTTCATATACATCCATACCAGCATTTGATGTTGCCGGATTTTCATATACTAAACTTTTTAATTTACTTGGAGCAATCAAGGTATCAATCGATCCTAAGAATTCGCACTCAAACTCAACCTGGAACTGTTGTTTGGAAGTGTTGGCAATAGTCTGCTCTTTCCATTTAGAATCTCTACCCGGAACTTCACTCCAATGAACTTCTGTTGTCACATACTCATTTCTATTTCTTTCTGCATCATGCCACATGCGGTAGAAATGATTCATACCGTGTGGTGTAGAAACTATGATAACTTTTGTTTTTTGACCAGAAGTAATAGTAGGATAAACAGATGCAAAGAACGAGTCAGCAACGTGATTTGGGACGAACGCGAATTCGTCGAGAAAGAGGATGTTAAATGACATACCTCGGACAGCACTCGCAGACGTAGAAGCTGCCAATATCTTACTGCCATTTTCCAACTCCATTGATCCTTTGTTCCATGATATGATACCCTGTTGCATCCATTTTGGTAAGTTCTCGTATGCAGTTTGTAATCTTCCAAGAAGTTCTCTCGCAGTCTGTGCCTTGTTGGCAAGAATACCAATATTTACACTGTCGTTGAAAACTGCATAATGTAAAAGATACGATACCACAGTAGTAGACTTACCAGTCTGTCGTGGCATCTTACAAATGTTAAATCTATTATTGTGAAAATTGTTGATTAACTTTTCTTGGAAGTCATATGGATCAAACTGAGTTAGACCTTCATCAAGGGAAACAATTTTTACATAGTTTTTTGCAAAGTATACAGGATCGCCAGCGCATTTATAGAACTCTATAACCTGTTCTTTTGTAAATTCCTGTTGAGTATTTGCCTTTTTTAATAGAGGATTACCAAGATACTGTTCACTCATAAAATTTTCCCCTGAAAATCATCAGCAGTTCCACTTACGCAAAGACTTATTGATCCTTGAATCGGGATCTCTTGCAGTCTTTGCAGAAGTTAGTTTTGCCTTCATACCTTTCATTCTGGAACAGAAAGACTTTCTTCTATTGGAAGCCTTAGATCCTTTCTTTAATTTGGATGGTTTAGTTGTGACTGCTGTTTTGAGTTTAGATCCAGGATTTGCTGCACGATATGACGCAACACCCTTTGCATTAAGTCCTCCAGATGCACTCTTTCCTTCTTTCCTCTGCCATGCTGGAGATCCCTCTTCAAGTTCAGTTTCCTCAGTATGTAAAAACTGCTCTCCTGGTTTAATTTCGGAGATTTTATATGACTGAACTCTTGATCCAGGATATACCTTATCAAGTTGGTCCTGAACCTCTGAACGACTTGGTTGTGCGACAGATGGGAAGAACATTTTTATAACATACATTCTTCCTCTCCAAGAAAGGAATACCTGAATAATATTTCCCGTTTTCGCTGGGATACGGGTTGCTTCAGTCATTGATTCGATATCATATGTTTCAGTGCATACACATGGGTTCTGACCACATCTAGGGCATTTTGTTGCCTCCATCTTTGTTTCGTTCTGAATTACGTCATCAATAACCGCAAAGGTTTTTCCATATGCATCTGTGAGTTCTACTTCTTCTTTCTTAGTTTTTGTCTTTTTCACACAGTTTGGATATCTCTTACCAAACATGGTCTTCATACCTTTCTTTTCATATCCAGGCCAGCAATTCTCGCCCATTAACTTAGGACCTTTGGTCTTTCCTGCTGCTGCTGCCCTTTCACCTTCAGTAGCACCTTTCTTAGAAAGTTCTCTTATTTTTGCAGCACGTTGCTGACTTCTGTGTGCTGCTGCATCAATTTTCTCATATTTCCATTCTTCGTTTTTAGTCTTATTGCCCCAGTTTTTTGCACCTTTTTTGCGGCACTTAACTAAAGCACCTGATGCATATGCAGAAGGCCATACAGAGTAACGAGATTTAACCTTATGATAACAGGCGTCTTTTTCTCCCTCTTGAATTTCAACAGACTCTTTTTGTGTTTTCATGCGCTTTGAATATTCCATATAAGACTCACCAGGTCTCAGTTTAGGCTTAGCATTAGCTGAACTAGAGGATGAACTACTAGATTTAGATGCTCCACGATCTTCACGGGCACGTTGATTAGGACCGGGACCACCTAACTTACGATCTTTGTCGGGATCGGGATGCCAATAATCCCCTCTTTCGTTGATAGTTTCTTCAGTGTTCACGTTAATCGCCTTCCCTTTTCTATTTGGATTTGGGTCTTGTTTATTCTTGCGTCTGAATGCTGCTTCCTCCTCATCTTTACTGAGGTTACGCTTCATTTTACTTGAACCGCACTTTGGTTTTGTTGTTTGTCCTGGTTGTTTTGCGCAGGGTTTTCCTGCATATTTACCACCGAGTTGAACCCAACCAGGCTTCCCATCACTAGAGCGACTCTTGCTAAACCAGTCACGCAAAGAATTATCACCACTTTTGTTCCCTTCGAGGACTGCATCTGAGAAATTGGAGACATGACTTTCGCCCATACCCCCTTCTCCTCCGTCTCCAGAGGTGATTCCTGAGTCTTCTGCGGCCTTCTTAATCTCATCATCATTTGCATCATTAACAGAGTACTTGTCCCACATTTTGGGACCATAACCGCATTGATTCCTTTCTTCCTTCTTTTTACAAAGACGACAGTACTTCTTCATAGATAAGAGAAACCATTACTTATATTTATTTATCATTTTCTTTTAATCCATTCTTCAACATTTTTGCAAGTTCTGCCGTTGATCCAACAAATAATGCATTATTAACTGTTGAGGGTCCTTTTTGTTTTTCTTCAGTATTGACTTCTTTTAGTTTCTTTTGAAGATCTAATAGTTTATCCGTTGCATCTGAGATGCTCTTAATTAGTTGACCAGTAACTTCATACGCTCTGGGTGAATCTGTTTCTTGTGCTAACTCAAGAGCACCATTAAGAGCTTCTTGTCCCTTTTCAATTAAAGAATACAAATTTCCACGAGTATACTCATAGTCTTTTTGAATATCTTCTTCAGATAATTTTTTTGGTTCAACTTTTTTTATCTCCTTAGAGATGACTTCACCCTCAACTTCAAAGGTTTCATTTAATTTGTTAAATTTATCTGTCATCAGAATAATTCACCATCAAACCCAAAATCATCACCAATTTCAACCAATTGATTATCTTCTTTAGTGATAAGTTTGATTGGCGCACCTTTTAAGTGTGATGTTATTGTTGTATTGTCTTTCCCTCTCTCTACAGTAATCTTATTACCGTTAATTGTCTTGATATACAATTCTTCTCCTTCAAGATCTACATATGTTTTTGCAGTCAAACCACTAGAATCATCAACTACAATAGTTTTTGCTGTCATATTAATATCATCTGAAATATTTGTAACAAAATCACCATTGTAATCTTTGATAGCTCGTGGAGAAGCAGAATAAGTAACATCTCTCGCAGCACTTGATGCGTCTCTTCCGGCAATATAATTGACGGTTGCCTTCTTGATAATATCTTTGGATGCAGAGGTAACAGGACCAAATAGATAGGTCTTCGCAGTAAATCTTAGAGTATAAAGTAAAACTCTTCTAGATGTAAAATCTCCATCATAATCATCCTGCATAGTGATATTTTCTAAGACAATCGGAATATCTTTTTTCTCTTTAATCTGCTCAACTAATTCTATTGTAAGATTATATGCTGGTTGAAAGTACGGCAAAACCTGCTCAACAATCTGCAGCATATCATCATTTAATTTAGTCATGATGCTCAGTTCAAATTGCATATTATATGGAACTGGCATGTAGGTTTTTTTGGCATCCTTACCATCATTTGGATCTTTAACAACAATCTGTTGAGTTGTTGTAATTTTTCTAGATGGATCATATGTGAGACCTGTAAACTCAAAAGACATTCTAGGAAGAGTAATCGCCGTTGATTTGTTTAAATCTGGAGATTGATCTATTCTCGCAAGAAACTTTTGAGTTGGTCCATATGCAAGAGGTACTTTTATAACGTTTGTTACACTGTCTGCACCATCAAAGTGCTTGATAGTCACATTATTGAACAGGGTTCCAAAAGCAATAATCGTTTTTCTTAATATCTCGTTGTAAAAATACTCAAACATGACTAATTTAGATTATATTTTATTTATGGTGTGCCGAATGGGTTTTGCTCAGAAAAGTCGAGTATCTCATCTGCTTCTACTTCAATATTAAAGTTATCAGCATATCCATCATCAGTTGGTTCGGCATCTATAAAGATTATCTTATGTTCTGCTCCCGATCTAGATCCAACAAGAATCTCTCCTACAAGGAAAGTCCCACTAATGTTTGATAGATCAAGAACATTGGTATAGTTCCATTTTCTTACTCTTGCAGTTGTTCCGCTGATAGAACCCGTCACAACTTCGTTGAACTGGAAACTTCCAGTAGCACCCATATATGGATCTGAAATTGTGATTGTAGGTGCCTGAGTATATCCTAAACCAGCATTGGTAATGTTAATTGCGATGATGTCACCATCATCTCCAATAACCGCTGTCGCAGCTGCAGATACTATGGAATCTCCGGTAAAGGTGATTGTTGGTGAAACAACATAACCAGATCCGGGATTAGTAACAGTAATAACTCCAACAACACCATCACCAATTGATGAAATTCCAGAAGCATGTTTACCTCCGCCGCCAATAAATCTCACTCCAGGAGCGACACTATATCCTGCTCCAGCATTCGATAGATCTACCGCTTGAACAGATCTTAAACTTTTATTTGTGTTCAGATTGCATATTCTGAATCCACTAATCATTCTTGTTGTTGCAATACCAGTAATTCCTCCTACTGGTGCAGATGAGAATCCAACAGTTGGGTGATCCGAATATCCACCTCCACGATTTGTAATGCTTACGAATTGAATTCCTCCATCCACAATACCCGCAATCGCACTTGCAGTGACACCAACACCAGAAACGGCTACTGTTTGTGTTGGACCAAGCATGGTAGAATTTCCGTCATAATCATACCCATCAGTTTCATTCCCAAGTAAATTATCATCAATTTCCATGACACCAGTATCAATGACTTCATCTTCGTAGCGGAAGAGTTCACATCTTAACTCATAAACATAGTTCTTTTGGAGTTGGTAGAATGGTTTTTCGTGCTCTACATATTTGATTTCATATAAACGATCTCCTAGAGGAAGATATATTAAGTCCCCCTCTTTTGGTCTACTCGATAATCTCACATCGGGTTTATCTTTAATCAGAGGTTCGATATAATTTTCCCACCTTTCTTTGGAGATAACAAAAGTTAATTCTTGCGTCTGTTCGATACCAAACTTGGAAAGAAGAACTGGATTATCAGCATATCCTTCATAGTTTTGAATATATGCTTCTATTGGATATGCCGACTCGAATGAAGATTCAATGACCTCGCGAATAACACTATTCTCAGTAATAAATGATCTTGGCATATAATGAACTTCTACTCCATACATTCTTAATTGTTCGTTAATTAAGTCTTGTATGAGGTTTTGTTCCCCGGCAGTTCCTTGTATAAAAAATGGATTTAACATAATTATCCAATCATATCCATTGGTGGGAGTTCATATGTGTTGGACATAACCTCTCTAATATTTTCCAACTCTTTCTCCGCATCATCATATATTTGTCTACCGTTCAACTCAACTCCACCAGGAAGTTTAACCCCTTGGAACTTGATCAAATTCTGTCCCCATTGACGTTTAATTAATGCAGTCAAATATCTTTTTAAGAATGAATCGTTCCAAACCCCAGCATAAGTATTTGGGTCTAGCAATCTATAACAATCTATAACCATATACTCTCCAACTTTGACATTGCCCCAGTCAATATCCAAGTAAAGTCTATCCTGTCTTTGGTTAAATCTAATTTGTTTTTCAGTCGTCAAAAGAAATTGCAAATCTTCCAGATATCTTCTTGTCATCGCATATGTAAGAATCTCCATGGATCCCCAGTAGTAAATATCATTCAAGAACATTTGATACTTTAAACTAAACATATTGTTAGTCGTTGCATTAGCTCCATCAAAGTGATATATTTTATTTACGCCAATTACAGAGGGTGGTATCTGCAAATAATTGCTGTTTTCTTCATAGGTAAATGTTGTAGCAGCGCCAACGATTGAAGTCGTTTCTGTAGTGGTTACGATACCAACTTTTTTATTATCTCCTCTTGCTCTTCCCCTATCAATATCATCC